AATTTTTGATAGGCGAATCCTGGCGGCCAGCAGCTTTGGCGTTCCTTTGGTCCTGGCTCCTGCTTCGCTCTTTTGCAGCAATGCCGATGGAGTCTTGGCAAACCGCCCTTCGGCTACTTGGACCTGTTCGTTCGTGGCGTTGCCGACTTCATCCGCGAAGCCTTCGGCCACCGCATCCAAGGCGGTATACCAAGTTTCTTCCTGCATGATCTTTCGGATGTCTTCTTCGCTCTTGCCTGATCGCTCGGCATACGCCGGCACCATCGAGGAGGTGTAAACGTCCAGCGTGCTAGCGGCTTTGCGAATCGCTGCCGCGTTGCCGATTGCCATAGTCCAAGGATCGTGGATCATCATGCGGGCATTGGCCGCGATGGTTATCTTCTCGCCTGCCATGGCGATATAGCCAGCAATCGACGCGGCCAATCCATCGATAGCAACATCCGCCCCGCCCGGGTGCCTCTTGATTGCGTTGTAGATGGCGTCTCCTTCGTCGACCGATCCACCCGGCGAATTGATGCGGACCAAGACCCGCTTGCCCTCCATCTGCTTTAGCCCGTCGATTACGCTCATCGCGTCAATCATGCCAAGCCATGCCGGGCCAATGTCATCATAAAGAAAGATTTCATTCGTCTTTTTATCAACCGCAAGCATCGATCTAACCTCCCAGAATATCGGTTGCCAACTCTTCCGCCCTACGCTGCGGCCAGTCGGCAACAATCTGCCCGACTTCGGCGGCCAGCTCTTCGTTCGTCTTAACCCTGCCGGATGCCTCAATCAACGTCCGCTTAGATTCTTCGCAATGATGCGTAGCAAGGTTGGGATCTCCGCCGACTTCGGCAATGACTTCGGCAAGCTTTCCTTCCCAACTTGCGTAGAATTTTTCCGTCCAGTCCGTGAAGTTCTTTTGCCCGCATCCCGCAACAGCTCGCTTTGATTCAACTCCAAGCATGTTCCGCAATCGGCTAACAACAGCCCGACGCTGCGCCGTTCCCTGCGGTTCATCGTCCGGCGAATCCTCGTCTTCATCTTCTGGCGAGTCATCCGATTCCGGGATGTCAGTTGGTCGCGTATCGATCGCTGGATTAGCATAATCGTCGCCTCCCTCGTATGGATTCAAATCAAGCATTGCCCTGGCTTCATTCGGACTAATCACCCTGGCCGTAATGTAGGTTGATATGATCTGGCTTTGCGTCTGCGAATCCGCCCGCAATAGTGCCCTGTCAGTGAATTTGAAGTAGTGCGAATCAGTCCGCTTTTCTACGTCGCTCAGTAGCTTGTAGTCTAGCTCCTGCTCCCATTTCACAAGCCACCGCATCAGCGTGTCCAAAAGATAGGCAAGCTTCTTTTGCTCTAGGCTGTTGTAGGATACGCTCGCATTGTCTCCTAAGATCGACTCCAGCCCGAACAATAGGGCGATATCCTGACGGCTAAACGCTCTTTGCTCGATCATCTGCATGTCTACGCTGCTCATGCTGATAACGTTGGCCTTGATGCCTTCACGCAAAAGCCCGATCTGCCCGGCTTTCTCGCTTCCGTTGTGGTGTGCCTTGAACGCCTCCACAAATCGCTTTGCGTCCTGTTCGTCGGCAAACGCTCCTGCCGGTGCCTCCAGCAAGATCGATCCGGCGAAGCCTTTGCTTAGCTGGTTCTCTAGGCTTCGCTCGCTATCGATGGCAATCCGCAACGTTCGCTTGTGCGTCGGAATACTGCCCTTTCCATCGATGCCATCAAAGGAAATTCCTTTGATATGCAGGACGTCCGCGTCGGGGATAATCAGCATATCATCTTGCTGAATCACGAATTGTCGAAACAAGCCTTCCCGGCTGTCGCCTGCTGGCTTGGTGACGTGATACTTTTCTCCACGGAACACCACACAAACGGTATTGTCCGGATGCAATGGCAGGATCTCCATCGGGCGACCCGACGCATCTCGAACGATCCACGATCTAGCATTGCCCCATAGTAGGGCATGGACCATGGAAAGTTCTTTCCAGTCGAACGCGGAAAGAAGTGGCGTCGGTCTGTTGCGGACTAGGTTATAGGCTGGATGGTCGGTTGCCTTTTCCGCTCCTCGATCCAATCTCCGGTAAACGTGCAAAGGCAATTGCCCGACGTGCCCGCCTATCTTGCTGATCGCATGCCATACCGCCGGAATGCTGATAGCTTCTTCCGGTCCGACGTGCTTGCTGTCCTCCATGCCTCCAAGCATGGAACCAATTGCATTTCGTAGCGTTCGCCAAGTCAAAGCCATTTGCAATTCCTCAGAATACAAACAAGGAACCCTTGGCCCGCTGCGGCGCCAAGCTTGCCAAACGAAACGCCATGATCGTAGCTACCATCGGATCGATCTTTTCTTTACTGCTTTTCTTGTCCGGCATCACCTCGCCTTTGGCGTTTTGCGTTGTTACCAAGTTGGACGCACACCACGTCAAGAGCGGATTGCCATCGTGCCGGATTGCTCCGGCCTTCAATGCTTTTAGGAATGTTCGCAATGGCTCGTTGTACATGCTGCAATTCTGGTAAAACTCAACACACTTCAAACCATCTGCGGTCAAGTCCTGCGCAACGTCTCTCGATGTATGGGGATCGTATGCCCAATCCTTAGCCTTATGCTCTCGCCACCACTGCTTGCAAGTCGCCTTCAGGTCGTTTAATTCCGAGGGGCTAACAACCAGCAAACCGCGCCGGACGTAATCCGCCCACGGTTCTTTTGCTATGTCTCGTTCGTTCTCACTGTTGATAAACGATCTCGATTGTATTTCGTAACGATATCGATTCTCCCCGGCCTGGTCGGTTCCATCATGGAACCTTGCCACCAATGATACCGCCGCCAAGTCATCGCGTCCGCCTAAGTCCCAGGCCCCGCAAACCACTTCCGCTTTGTTCCAGTCGGATAGCTCGCCAGCCGCCAAGCTCCATAGCGTATCATCGATCGCCTTTTCGTTGCTCGTTACCTTGACATTCAAACAGTACCGCTTGAACTTGTTTAGTTCGATTGGTCCCGATCTCGCAGCGTTCGCCTGCTCCTGTAGATAGTCGTGCTTTGGCGTAACCGGATAATTCGGGTTGGCTTTTTTCCAGCATGCCGAATCAAATGGATCATCCGCCGGATGTTCGATACCATTGGCATCGATCCACGCATCATCGATCCTTGCGATGAATGCAAAGTAGGTGTCGCCTATTGGGTCGTCGTTCCGGTAGTCCTGCAAAGCCTGCGTGCAAATACTATCGATATTGTTCCACACGGTAGATCGATCATCGCCCGCCGTGGTAATCATCACGATTAGCGGTTGCCTCCTTGCCCCGCTGGCCGTGGTCAGCTTGTCATACAATCCTAAGTGCCGATCTCTCCATTCGTGGATTTCATCGAGTACGGCACCATGGATGTTTAATCCGTCGGATGTTTTGCTGTCCGATCCAATCGGCTTCAAAAACGAATTGGCCTGGTATCCGTCCGCATTTACCAAGATAGCCTTCGCAAGAGGGGTGCATTGCGCAGAAAGGATCTCACTGGTGCGGGCCATCTCCTTTGCAACGTTGAACACGATTCTTGCTTGATCTTCCTTGGTGGCTGCGCAATAGACCTCAGCGGCTGGCTCGCAAGGGTAGTCGAGGATGGTAAGTAGCAAGGCAATTCCTGCTGCAAACTCAGACTTGCCCCACTTGCGACCGGCTGTGAGGTATGCGTAACGGAAACGGCGGGTTCCGTCTTTACGCCTCCAGCCGAACAAGTTCCAGACAATGAACAACTGAGATTCGGAAAGGTCAAATCGGCGGCCTGCCCATTCTCCTTTGGCGAGGCGAAGGCAAGTAGGAAAAAAATAACAAGCAAGGTCAGCAAGCTTTTCATCGAAGTAGTGTCCTCTTTCTTCTGCATGTTCCAAATCATAAAGATGCCTTTCGACTGCTGCTTTCAGCCATCGTCCGGCTACAATCTTCCCGCTCCTGATTCCTTCAATGTATTCTTGGACTCGCTTTTTTGTGTCGCTCATTTGCCAAGCTTAGCTTCCAGCATCTCTTTGATCGCATCCGCTGGGCTCTTCTTTTTCTCTTGCGCTGCTTTGATTCTGGATCGATCCGCTGGACTCATTCCAAACTGAGAGAACATGCGTTGTGCTTGTGCCCCAATCTCAAGCGTTGACTTCCTTAGCTCACGGTCTAGCGGGTCGGCTTGCCATAGCTCCCATAGCCGCTTCCACTGGCTCCACAGTGCCACTAGCATCGTCAACGTAGGCGAATCGATTTCATGCAATACATGCTCAGGCAGTCCGCTTGTCACCATGTCCCAAAGCTCTTGTTCATCCTTGCCAAGCAACAGCATCGGCTTTGGCTTGCTGGATCCAATGACAAGCTCCACCCGTTCGGCATGGCGATCGGCTCGGTACGTTCCTTCGGCAATATGTTGTGCAGTAAGCTTGCCACGCCTTCCGCTTCTACCTGGCACTCCCGGCACGTTTTAATCCTTCGATCTCAAGGTGGCATTGCCTACACAACGCCATCAGGTTGTTTCTATCAAGTCGATGGTATTCGCTTTCCAATGCCGGAATGATATGGTGAACCTCCGTTGCTGGCGTCACCTTATCCGCATTCTGGCATGCCTCGCACAGCGGATTCTCCGCCCGATATCGTTCGCTAAGCATCCGCCACTTGTGATCGTATCCACGCTCGGCGGTTGTCTTTCCGCTTTGCGATCGATGCGGCTTGCACCTATCGCACCCGCTGGCCGTTCTGGTCCCCCCGCAACGGCATAGGCTAAGCTTCATCCTCTGCCGCCTCCGCAACAATTAGTTGCCCATGAATCAGAACGGTATTTAGGGAACTCGTCAAATCGCGTAGCGACCAACGATAATTCGCCCCGACCGTATCAGTCAATGATTGCGGAATCTGAACCGTAAATGTCGATCCGCTTCGCGTTATGCTGCCATCGTTTAGCGTCAACACGTCCACACCGTACCGATCCTCGACGCAAAATCGAAGAGTCTTCGCGTCAAGCGTTACCGCCGCTCCGGTGGCATCCGTCACTCCAACCGATACGTTCGTTAGCTCGTTATAAAACACCTTGATCGTTGTGCCTTCAACTCGATCCGGAACCGCCCCCGTATAAGGCAGAACATTGACGGTAGTAGATCCTCCTCCGCCTCCGCCCGTGGTCCATGCCGCATCGCCACGATCACGAATCGCCTGGGTCGAATCCGTGGTGTGAGTGTAAGTGCCGCCAACGTCGCTTGGGGTCGTGATGCTTGCATCGCTCCGAAGCAATGCCCGGAAGAACCCAAGGATTGTGTTGACTCCAGTTCCAGTAAATGCTCCGATTCGTGCAAGGATCGACTGCGAAGACGCTTCAAGGGCAAGTCCATTCTGGATCTTGGCGACTGCTGCTGCGGTTATCGCGTCTGCCGTCAGGCTGTCCGTTTGCGATGTGTGTAGATCCGCTGCAACATGACCAGCCCCGGCACCAGACACCTTCACTGTTCGGTTATTGCTGTTGCTAATTATCCACCGATCGCCAAAAGATCCGTTAGTGTATCCGGCGTTCGGGTCGGCATTAAGGATCGCGTCACGATTCTGGTTGGCGGTCGGGATGTCGCTGACTGCTGCTGGATTTGCCGGAAGGTTGTCGGTCTTTGCTTTTATCGCCGCCACTTCGGTATCGATGTATCCAGAAATCGTAGACAGCGTATTGTTTACAGTGACAAATGATGCTGCAATGTCGCTTGCGTCTGCGGGATCGGATGGCAGATTGTCTGTCTTAGACTTGATCGCTGCGACCTCAGTATCAATGTAAGAAGCAACGGTATCGAGGCTAGTTTGCGTTGCCCTGCTTCCGATCGTCGCATCGATCCGAGACAAACCAAACGCTGTAGCGTCCTGGTAATCAACCGCGTCGAGCTGAATTTCTATGTCGATCGGATGCATGTTTGTCGCGCCGCGAAGACATATCTCAACGAATGTGGCACCTGCTGCGATCGCCCCGTTAGGGATGCCTATTTGGTATCTCCCAGCGCGGGAACCGCTCGCAACGATACCGCCACTCACATAAGACCCCAAGGTGCCAGCAACCAGTCCAGTTCCTACGCCAAGCTGAGTCCATGAAGAATCACCTGATCGCCTGTACTCAAGAATTAGACCGCTGGTGGTGTGAGTAAGGCCTGAGAGCCCAGCACCGCTCGTGCTTGTGT